ACCAACACCTACATCGTTAAGTCACTCTCAACAGGCACCCCGAATCCGGTCCTGACGGTATCGGGCGCGTTCATCGCCTCCGCTCCAATCGTATCGGGCACCACTGGAGACCTAAGCAAGATGAGTATCACCCTCGTCGGCGGGACATTAGTCAAGACATGAGCATCAACGTCACCATTCAGCACAGGGACGGGACGCAGACACTCAGCACAGTATGGCCCTCAACAGAGGTTGCACTCGAAGACGAGTTCGGAGTCATATGGGGCGAAGTCTTCGCAGCAGAGTTCGTACCTCAGAAGTATCTCTACTTCGTCGCATACACCGCCACCCACGAGGCAGGCAAAACACCGCTCGACTTCAAGGAATGGATCAAGACAATCGCATCCGTCGCGGTCGTCGACGGTGATAGCCCAAAAGACTCGGACCCGGAAGCACCACTTGGCTCATCGGAGTCCTAGCAGTCAAGACCGGCATCTCACCACTAGACCTCCTCAAAACACCACCCGCCATCCTTCGTGTCATGATCGAAACTCAATGGCCTAAGACCTCAAAGACGTCAGGAGATCAAGCATGGCAAGCACTGGCACATATGGCTTCCGACTAGCACCCGATCAAGTCGTCAAGACCGAGATCCTCGGCCTTCGTGAAGTACAACGAGACCTCAACAAACTCGGCGACGACACAAAGAACGAGATGAAAGACACCCACAAAGAAGCGGCCGAGGTAGTTGTTATGGGTGCCAAGCGTCTAGTCCCGTATCGCACCGGCGCACTCGCCGCATCTATTCGCGCACTAGCAACAAAGTCCTCTGGACGAGTTCGTGCAGGCTCCGCCTCTGTGCCATACTCAGGACCGATTCACTTCGGATGGCCCGCTAGAGCCATTGTCCCGAACCCGTTCATCTACGACGCTCTCGACGACAGACGCGACGACATTCGCGAACTCTACGACGAACGCATCGACGAACTAATCCGCAAGTACGACCTCAGCGCGGGACAACCGCTTCGACAAGCTCGAGCCGTAACATCCGCAGCCGGACAACGAACACCTCGCAGATCTAAGAACAAGACGCCAGACGTACGCGTACCAGACGCCGTCCTTCGAGATAAGTCTGGAAACATCTACGCGGGAATCTTCGACGGCAAGATAGTCAAGTACTAGAATCATCTCATGGCTCGCGGAATCTCAGTTGTTATCTCAGGCAATGCGGCACCACTCCGCAAAGCAATCGGACAAGCCAACAAAAGCCTCGGCGACTTAGGCAAAGGCACTTCGCTCGCAATGGGAGCCGCCGCCGCCGCCACAACCGCATTCGCATTCTCTGCAATCCAAAGCGCAGCAAATCTAGGTGAAACACTCTCAAAAGTTGGCGTACTATTCGGAGACAACGCCGGACAAATAGAAAAGTTTGCCAACAGTGCCGCCAGTTCACTCGGGCTCACAAAACAAGCCGCGCTCGATGGGGCCGCCACATTCGCCACATTCGGAAAATCCGCAGGGCTCACAGGAGACAATCTCTCAAACTTCTCCACAAAGTTCGTCACCCTTGCCGGTGACCTTGCCTCCTTCAATAACACAACACCGCAAGAAGCCATCAACGCCATCGGATCAGCCCTACGCGGAGAAGCAGAACCACTTCGGCGATTCGGTGTATTACTTGACGACGCAACACTCAGATCAGAAGCCCTCAAACTAGGCATCGTCAGCACAGTCAAGGACGCACTGACACCACAACAGAAAGTCCTCGCAGCACAGTCGGCAATCTTTGCTCAAACAAGTCTCGCTCAAGGCGACTTCGCTAGAACCTCGCAATCGCTCTCGAATCAACAAAAAATCCTCAAAGCAAGCCTAGAAAACGTCAAAACGGAGATAGGCACGGCATTAGCACCGGCACTAGAAGCCGTGATCCCAATGTTCCAGACCCTCGCCACCTTTGCATCAAAAAACGCTCCACTATTCGGAGCACTAGCAATATCTCTCACCGGCGTCGCCGTCGGCGTCCTTGCCGTCAAGGGAGCAATGATTGCATTCAAGGCGGCCGCCGCCATTGCAACAGGCATCAACTACGCACTCGCGACATCATTCACCGCCGTCCAAGTGTCAACCGGTATCGGCATCGCGACCGCAATCGCGGGTGCAGCAGCATTTATTGCAATCAAGTCAAGCATGGACAAGGCGGCAACGTCCGCAACAAACTACGCCGGAGCACTAACGACCGCAATCAACAATCAAAAGGAACTCAATGCCTTCGTAGGGCCAGTAGCATCTCGAGACTTTGACACATTCAAGAAAATACAGAGAGATAACGCCGCCGCACTTCTGAAGTCAACGACGGCAACAGATAAAGCATCGGAGGCGGAAACAAAGCGAAAGCAGAAAGTCGACGGCCTACGAAGCAGTCTCCAGAACGCACAGTCCAGTCTCCGCTCATACGTTGAAGGCATACGCGACTCTGTGACCTCATCCGTCTCGCTCTCAAGCGCGTTCTCAGACGCAGCAGATCAAGAGAAGACTCGCACCGACGGCGTCACGCAAGCCCTACAAGATCGCAAAGATGCCTACGCCGAACTCAATCAAGCAAAAGCCAACGAAGACGCCGTCGGCTACGCCGCCGCACTCAACAAAGTCAGGGACGCAGAAGCCAACGTCACAAAAGCGCAAGACGTCAAGACAAAGTCATTCACTGACATCTTCCGCGAACAGATCGCCGCCGCAAAACAATTCGGAGGCAACCTTCAAGCACTCATCAAGGCAGGACTCGGCAAGGCAGGACTCGCGCAACTCTTGAACCTCGGACCCGTCGCAGGTAACGCAGTAGCAAAAGACCTCCTAGCGGGTACTGGCGGCCTCACAGTCGGAGGACTGAACGCAGACCTGGCCTCCGTTGCAGCCGCAGGCACCGCCGTCGGCATGAGCATCCCCGGAGTCTCAGAAGCCCTCGGCGCAACAGTCGGCGACACCTACCAGATCACCATTCAAGCCGGAGTCGGCGACCCCGTCGCAATAGGCAAAGAAGTCGCCGCAGTGTTGAACACCTACGGAGCAAAGACTGGCGGAGTTCCTCTTGTCGTCAAGCAACCGAAAGCAGCTCCGAAGAAAAAAACTAGCAAGGCTCGATAGTGGGATTCCCAACTACGCAGGTCTACATCGCATTCAACGATGGCCCCTATGTCGCAAGTCCAACATGGACCGAGGTCACGACATACGTCCGCCAGATCAACACGCAACGCGGCCGCCAAGATGAGCAATCGAACTTCGAGTCCGGCAACGCGACCGTCGTCCTCGACAACCGCTCAAGAATCTTCGACCCGTTCTACACGAGCGGAACCTACTACGGAAAACTATTGCCACGTCGCCAGATCAAGATCGAGGCAACAATCTCCTCCGTCGTCTATCCAGTCTTTCGTGGATTCATAGAAGGATGGCCCGTCTCAATCACGGACGCAGGCTATGACACGACCGTTACTGTGCAATGCTTCGACGCTCTCGGTCTCCTAGCAGATGAGGAGATGCCAGACGACATCTCAAGCACCTACATCCTTAGCCTCTCACCGCGTCACTATTGGCCACTAGACGACCCGGTAGACCCCGAAGACTTTGCCACCGACGAACTCAGAGACCTCGGAAGCAGTCCGCAACCATTAAAGCCTCTAGCGACTTTCCGCACCGCTAACGGACCCGGACAAGCAACCGCGTTACCTAACACGTCACTCCAAGTTTCCGAAGGAACATCATCTCTCGGGTGGGGATACGTCGGACAAGAACAAGCGGCCACAGACTTCTCCGTTGTCGGTTGGTATTCCACGAACCCGCAAGACTCAACGTCATTCTTCTCCGCAGTGTATGCAGGAACATCAATGGACTTCGGCTACTTCACTGCCGATTCAAGATTCAGAGTTACCACACTCGGCGAAACTTCCTACACTTTCTACAACTCAACTCTTGAGATCGACACGAACGTCCCGCATCACTACGCAGTCAACGTCAACTCAAACGGAACCATCGACTCCGCCTACATTGACGGTCAAGCACTGACTCTCGTTGTAAGCGATTCCGGTCTATTCAATTACAAAAGATCAGAGTGGTTCTACACCCGCTCAGGACAAAGACAACAAGCGGCCGTATGGTTCCGCAAACTCACCGCGACAGAGATCAAGACCATCTACCGACTTGGACGCGGCCTTCTCACCGAAGGCACCGTTGCACGATTCAACCGCGTCATCGGATACAC